CCAATCACCTTCCCATAAGCCTTTGGCAATTTGGAATCCACCTGAATCGCCCAGCATGAGAGTTTTTGGATCTCTGTTGCGAACCATGTCTTCGCTCCAGTCCTGCTTGTTCAAATCCAAGTTGGCATGACCGCCCGAGTATAACGACCACTTGTAGGGGAACAGGGCTTTCTGGTCGTTCAACCAGTTCATCTGTTCCATGTCCGGTATGCCCACAGGCATACGAGCTGGATCCACATAAGGACCGTTTACCGGATCTCTTTGCTTGCCCACAAACGTGGCATAGAATCCCGAGATGGCCGGCAAGAATACTGCGTAGTCGTGTTGCTTGGCAGTTAGGTCGTCCTGTATCACTTGGTTTGTGCCAACAAAATGTAGTTGTAAACAGCCAGTCCTGAATCCACAGTTATCATGGCTGCACCACTGTCACTGATACGGAAAGTCTTGTCTCCGGCCAAATCCAGAATTGAAATCACGGTCTTGATTGGCCATGACCATGTTCTTTTGAGAACACCAGTCACACCGGATTCAAACACAAAATTGCCAGCATGGGTCGAATGATCACCAAAGTAGAATTTCAAATCGCCGCCTTCGGTCTTGACATCAAAGTTCAATTCCTCGGCCATGGCCTGCGCCTGCATCTTGAATCTCTGTATGGCCACCACCGTGGGTGTAAACTCGATCACCCAGGGCACACCTTTGAATTCAATGGTCTTGAGCTTGGCATTCACATGTGCGGCGGCCATGAATCTGTAGTTGTTCTTGAAATCACCTGCGGCATTTTTGAAACTGATATGCTCGGGCTCACCTGCAGAATTTTTACCCAGCGTCAATACAGCATTTTCTTTGTACTCTTGCAGGTTCAGCATGATCTTGAGCTTGCCAAGATTGGGCATGCCAAACGTGCCCATGAAGTCAGCCACGGGTGTGGCATATTCACCTTGCAACACCACGCTGCGATCTTCGGCCAAGGCCTCGATCGTGGTCTTGTCGGCTGTGCCGGCGATACGCACCAGGTCAATGCAACCCAGGTCATGTGTGTGTCCTACCAAATCTAATAAGTGATCTCTCATTGTCGTTCTCCTTGAATATGTATTGTACAGGGTTTATTTAGAATTTTCAACTGAATACGGAACTATTTTGGCCAAAGTCTGGCCACCACGCAAGCTGGTCAAGGTCCCCGGTCGTTTCAGTTCCAACCAGGTCGTGGGTCCTTCATCTGACCATTCAAACTCAATCTCGTAGCCCTGCAACTGTGCTAGATCTCGTATGACCCGACCCGGAGTGTAACAGGCAAAGTTACGATCTACCAGCTGTACTGCACTGACTCGATCGCAATCGTTGAAGGTCATGGCCAAGATTCCGCCGGGTTTGAGCTTGTGCCAGATCTCGTCCAAATACCGACGTATCATGTCTACCGGTCGGAATTCGAAGTAGTTGTAGACCAAGCAGAAAGCAAATTGATCATTGGGTATTTGGCTCAAGATTGATCGGTCAAGATTTTCTTCAATGGTATAGGTACGCAGTCGGCGTTGATAGACTTCGGTGTGTTGTGCCAACACCGGTTCCAACAGATACAGGCTTTCGTCTACAAGATACAGAGGATCTAGCCCGACCAGGTGATCCAGGAATTGTTCGGATCCCGGATGTATGATCATGCCAGCATGACGCCAATCACCGTATCGCATCACACGAGACTGCAACACATGATCCATTTCTGCGCTGATTGACCTGCGTTGATTGCGATATTCCTGCACAAATTCTGGACGTTGTGAAAGTCGATCCTGCAAGGTACCTTCATACTGTTGATAGCTACGCTGGTACCAGACTGTTTCTTGCTGGGCAATCTTGTCCCGTACCTGCCACTTGATACGATCCAGCTCTTGTTCAAACTGATCAAAAGCAGTCTGTATCTGCTGTTGTTTTTCAATCAGTGCCAAACTGGCAAAGTCAGCATGTCTTTCTACGGTATGCAAGATATGGTCCAGACCCGGTGATAATGTTTTTCGCATGTTCATGCACGATTGATGCTCTAGCAGATTGTGGTAAGCCACCAGTTGTACAAAATCTAGTTCCATGAAAACAAGGTCTCAAAGGTATTGTCGGTATTGGTAGCACTGGCCAGATCCCAGTCCAACACACTCAACAGGTTGTCGATCTTTTGATCGACCACGGTGGCTTCCATCTCCGAATCATTGAATGGCAGTTCTCGGAACCACTCGGGCAAGTGCAATTCGTCGGTTGGATAGCCGATAGATGTCCAACCCAACGGATTGTCCTTGAGCTTGCACACGATGGTTTTCATGCCATCCACGATCTGCAGGCTGTATCGGTCGCCGTTCATCTTTCTCAAGGCATTCCAGTTCAAGGCCGCACGCACATGACCAGGCATGTTGGCCCGACCCAGACGTTCTTCTTCTTTGCTGTACTTGGTCAAGTTGTTGACTCGCTTGGGACTGCCTTTTTCCCATCCGGGTCGATCGCGGAACACATATTTGAACTCGCGGATCTTTTCCACGATCTGTTCGCGGGTGGCACCTACCAGCACATCGTTCAGGATCTCGCTCAGGAAATCCTGGATCACTCGAGGTGTGTCGGATCTTTTGAGATCCAGTCCCATGGCCTTGACCTTGCCTGGACTGCCGTGGGTGTCCACACGCCGGCCTTCTTTGTCGTAGTACATGACCGCATAGCGTTTTTTGGTGATGAACAGACCTTTTGATGCCACGATTTCTCTACCACCACGTATCACTGTGCCCATCTCTCTGGGCACATGGAACGCAGTTTCCATAAAACCAGGAAAACTGTCGTTGACCTGTTCGGCTATGGAATCGTATAACTGTACTGCCAGGTCTCGGGTCCAGGTCATACGACCCTGTTCGATATCTTCTCGGAGAAACGGATAGGCTGTAAAATAGCACGAGTCTGTGTCACCGTAGATGATGGCGTCGCCCACATGATCGTATCGGCCTGTGATACATTCGTTCACATAGGCGTCCATATGTTTGGCAATGCTGCGCCCTGTGAGAGTAGTACTTTGACCGATACGCTTGTCAAAAAACCTACAACCAGGATTGAGAATAGCACCGTACAGGCTGTTGAGATTGATCTTTTTGACCAGTTGTCGTTTGTCCCAGTATTCTTCGTCATCTTGATTGGCGCATTCTTTGAGTTTTTTCTGCATGTCTTTACGCTCGGCATACCAGCGTTTGAGCAAGCCAGGTATCACGGCTTCGCGTTCGTAGGTGAATATGGTGCCATTGGCTGTCAGCATCCAGGGCCGGTTGCTGTCGAATATGATCCGCCAGACTTCGGCTGCACTATGCACAGTTTCATCGCCGTCCTCCCAGTCCACTGTGACTTCGGTACCAGTCTGCATCTCCATGACTGCGGTATATTCCAATGTGGCAAACAGTCCTTCCCAGGCAGCAGCAAAACTGCTACCGCTTCGGATCTTGTCTGCAATATAACGATCGGTCATGATGGGTCTCAACTGCCCAACGATGGTTTCGGGACCCATGTTGAGTGCTCGGATCGCGCTGGGATATAGACTGTTGATGTCTATGGAGCCCACATATTCGTGTATGCCTTTTTTGGGATAGGCCACATAGGCACCTGCGGCCTGTGTGTCTTCGTCGCTGTATCTTTCTTTGCGATTGGGCACTACCATGCCACGCTCGTGTGCTTCGTTGATGATGGCCTGTTCGGTCAAGGCCACCGCACCCATGGTGGTCTGTAGCAACACTGTGTTTTCGTGTGCCAGGATGTTGGCCAGATCCAAAAACTTCAGTTTGCGATCCAGCTTGGCCAGGATCATGGTATCCTGTCTGTTGTACTCGATAAAGATACGGAAATTTTGATTGTACAGTTGATCCAGGGTACCTTCGAACACTGTTTTAGTTTCACCCAATTCATGTTCGGCAATGGCGTCTAGGCTGTAGCTGTGTCGCTCTTCATAGGTGTACTTGCGATACAGTTGCATATAGTCCATGTGTACACGACCGATCAAGTCATAGGTCTCGTTTTCGGCACCAAAGCGTTCAAACGTGCGTTTCTTGGGATACTGATCCCATAGACAGAACCTTCTGGTATCGTCTCGACTGAGCACACGAGTCACTCGATTGACTGTGTACGGGATATCAAACCCTTCACTGTTCCAGCCCGACAGTGCATCAGCATCTTCGATCAGATCCAGAAAGGTTTTCAGCATTTCGGCTTCGTCTCGGAATATGATGGTGTTTTCAAATTCACTGGCTATTTCTTGTGCAGTGTCCTCACTCATGTGACGTGGAGGTATGACCAGAGTCACCAGCTGTTCCAACCAGCCCAGATAGACCGAGATGGCCGTGATTGGATTGAATGGATCTGCTGGTGGACTGAATCCACGCTCGGGATCAAAGTCCACTTCGATGTCAAAAAAGGCCACGTTGAGCCGGGGAGCATCTTGTCCCTTGTAGTTTTCTTCCAGGCAACGGAATATGGGATTGATGTCGCTTTCGTACAGGCGTTTGCCCGACTGCAACTTTACTTCTTTGCGGAACTCTTTGTTGTTCCTGGTGCTGAATCTCGACACCGGTGTGCCAAAAATGCTTTGGAATTTTCCTCTGGCATCGTCATAGTACAGGATATAGTTGGCCGGATATTCGCGATAGTGTCTTGCGCCATCGCGACGCTCGACTATGTGTATGCGATCGTGTTCGCGATCGTAGAGTGCATCAATGTAACTCAATCTATTCTCCGTTGTTGTGATCTCTGAGGCTGGCAACAATTTTGTCGAGCTTATGAGGCCAATTTTGTTTTAAATTTTTCAAGATGTTTCTGTTTTTGTTAGCTCGTTGTTCAAAATCTCGAAGAGTGTTGTCTGTGTAATTAAAACTTTTAAAATTTTCTAGCCTGGATAAAATGTCTAATTGTCTTTGATTGGAGTCCACAATTAGGTCGTAGCCATGATCCACTATGTCATCGTAAAGATCAAATCCTATTTTCCGTAACTCGTTGATGGCACCAACACCACTATATAGTAACATAGGACGAGGCAATTGTAAAGCCCTAAATACCTTTTCACTGAATGCAATGGCCATCGAGTTGTCGTAATAGGTCTCTAGTACCAGGCTTATTTTTGAATCTACGACGGCCTGGTCAAGATCAGTGTGGAAATTACGATAAGGTACCAACGATCGTATGCTTTCGTGCTCGGCCAGAAATTCTGCATCAAGTTTTTCAAATATCCATTGGAACAGAGCCTGTTTTTCTTCTACAGTGCTCCAGCCTTTGGTATAACCAGCATTGTCTCTATAATCTAACAAGAATGAAACTGATCCTAGATCCAACAATTCTCGTCGGATCAGTTCGTAGAACCATGTCTGTCGCATGACTCCGGTCCGGTGCATAAAACAGTTGAATAGTTTTTGTGGAGCACGATCCGAATATTCTGGATCGTAGCTGAAAGTGCCCCAAAATTCTGGCCATAGTTGTACCGAATCGGTCTTCAAGATATTATCAGTGATTATGGTACGATAGTTTACAATAACATTTTCGGGCACTGCATCAACCAAACAGATATATGTGTTGCTTTTATCAGGAAGAGTGTTCACGAGATTTTCGAGGGTACCCAAAATCGCCCATTCATGTTTTCTGCACTGGCTTTTTTGCCAGATTTGATCCAGGTAAGGATCTATGTTACAGATCAACTTCGACCTTGATTGGTACATAGTTGGTCAACCAACTGCATTCAGACCACGGCAAATTTTCAAGCTCATGGTATCTGCTGTGTCGATTCACCCGATCATACAAGACCACATCCTGTTCGTAAAAATAGGTCAGCGTGTTGGTAAGATCTTTGCTGTCTCTGACAGTCTGTATTTTTTCCAACAATACCTTTTCATTGGGTCTAGCAGTGTTCAACCTGGGTATGGTGTCTATCATGATACCGTGCTGTTGTAAAAAATTCCGTGTGATATAGTCACTGTCGTATATATGGTGATCCAGCAGGATCCAGTCAATTTTGTAAAGACTGTCACCAAATCCTGCCGACAGCGGGTATGAATGCAGATCAAACACTGCGGTACCCAACAGGGTTAAAAAACATTCATCGTCGACCAGATGTACAAGATTGTATTTCTGCACACATTCTGTGATGCCTTGCAAATGCCGAGTATACGGGTGCAACAGGTGACCAAACACATGATCTACAGTCCAATCAATTTCGTCGGTTTGCATGGGTTGCCATCCCAACTGATCTCGGAACAGATGTCGATAACTGGTACTGGCATGCTTGGTGATGGGCACATAGACCAGATGCTGGTGTCTAAACGCTTCCATCTGGATTAGAGAGTTTTGCCCACCGTGGTCAAGATCTGTTCCAGCACTTCATGATCCTGCTGTGCGCGGCCAAACTCGGCCTTGTGTGCCAGTTTGATAGCACGTTTGAGAATGGCTGGTTTGATTTCCAGCTCTTCGGCTATGGCCTTGACTGTGTCATTGAGACCTTCGGTCAAAGTTTCGATTTCATGCGTGACCTGCATGCCTTCGTTGATGATTTGGTTTAGTTTGGCAGTTTGTTCTGTGGTAAACACACGACTTGTCATTGAGCTCTCCTGGTTGAATATGTAATTATACACGATACAACACACACAGTCAATGATCGTGCCGCTTTTAGGTTAACCGGTAGCGAATCGGTCAACCAGGCCAGCTGCCGGCCATTCGGTCCTAAGGCCAAATTCTATACAGGTGCATAAGGAAGTCTCAGACGATCCTGCTCAGGACATGCTGGATCAGGGTCAGGGTATACCGGATAAGGATAGTCGATCATTTGCCATCCACCTGCAATTGGCTGCCTTTGTTGAAGCTGGGGCTGAATGGACTCTGTGCCACACGCCCACCTCGGCTTTGGCTCCAGGCATAACCGGCTCTGTGACCCGAACAGTCTTTAGTGCAAGGGCTGCCCAAGAATTCAAGTTCGGTCAGTTCGTTTCGTAACCAGGTGTCAGCAAAGGCCTGGCACAGTTGTTGTATCTTTTTGTTACGAGTGATTTCCAAATGATAAGTCTTGTCACCGCCATGCGTCTGTTGGCTGGGATCTCTATAACCAGCATAGACCTTGTGCACCGCGGTCGAGCTGATTAGATCTTTGCAACTAGAACCATAGCGGTCTGACATGGGCTCGGTACACGGACTACAGGTAGTCAAGATGATACTGCCTTCGGGTATCTCACCAAAGCGTTCGTGATAAGCATCTATGGCGGCACGTTCACCATGCACATCACCATCAGCTGTTTGATAATTCAAAGCGGCCACACAGTTGTTGTCAGGATCTAGTACCGCGGCTGCTACCATGCCGTAACGATCTGGATTTTTCTTTTGACCGTCCATGACCAGTTCGCATAACCTAACCAGTATCGAGTCTAGCTTGTCATGATTGCTGATTTGGAAATCGCTCAGTTTCATTTTGGTACGCAGTTATTGACTCTGACACCATTCTTGACCTTGGTTTTGGGGTTGCCAATTTTTTTACCAGTCCAGCAAGCAGGATCCAGTCTGGTTTTTACTGCCTTGGCTTCACTTACCGCACCTAGTATCTGTTCAACCTGTTGTACCCAGCCGGACACATCGCTGGTGCCAATCTCACTGATGTCACCGGTATTATAGGCCACTTCTTCTGCTGCTTGCATGACCTTTTGCGGTCCATACTTCAACAACAAATCTTTATGACCAACCATGATCCTGTGCAGGATCGCACGTTCCACACCCTCGACGTCCTGTTCTTCTCGCAGATCATCGCTATGATCCAATCTAGGCGTTGCTCTACGGACTCCATTTGTCGTATTCAGCAAAGAACTGGCACCCGGAGCGGACTGCTGGGTGTCTCGGCCCACGTGACCACCTGTTTTGAAAGGTAATCCGAATCGTTTGGCACCTGTGCGATCTTTCTGTTGCACACGGGTCACACCTGATGTGGTTGTGTCCACATCCAATCGACCATGTGGTCCTTTGATAGTTTTATGACCTTCCACCACACCTTGCTTACTTTCATTCATACCCTTGAATTTTTCTATGGCCTGTTGAAGTGCTATAATCCTTTTTTCCATAGGTAAACGATCGATCATATTCCTAACTTTGCCTTGATATTTGGCAGGTATATGATCTTTAATCCCTTGATTGATCAACACCGCCGCCTGTGCATTTTGTTGACCCTGTGTCGTATCCTTAGGTTTCTTTTCTTGAGGACCATCATCGTAGTCATCATCGTCTTCGAGACCGCTGAGATATGCCTGGTAATCGCTACGGCGCTGGGCCCAATGTTTTCCGAAACGCATCAGTTCCTGGCTGCCCAGTTCTGATCCTATCTGTTCCAGGATACCCGGGAGACCTTTTGCTACTCTACCGAATGACTTGGAATCTTCCGACTTGAGGAAATCCAGCAGGAGTGGAGAGTATTTAGGTGCCTGTTTGACCAGGGCATAGAGTTCGTTCTGTAGTTTGTTGAAATAGAATGACTGGAACCAGCGTGATCCGATACCAGCGGCAACCATGCTGAATCCTTCCAGCTCGCCGTGATTATCCACATATTTCTTAGCGGCCGACTTCATCTGTTCATATATCTGTGCGATAGCCTCACCATGCACCACGATGCTGTCTATAGTGCCTTTTAGACTGTTGGCTTCATTTAAGAAGCCTTCCGCCACACCTTGGTCTTTTAAATGTCCTGCGGCTCTTGCTGGTCGCAATGCTTTTACATAATGAGTTGGCAGTTTGTTTAAGAATTTCCGTGCTTCATCTTCGGAACGGAATATTTGTTCGGCTGGGGTATTTTCAGGTTGTTTATCCCAATATTTTGCAATCCAGGTTCCTGCAATTGGAGCAAGTTCCTCCGCCAACTCCTTGCTGGCGTTGACTTTTCTATCGTAGGCCTGTTGTATCTCTTGATGCATCTTGGGACTCATGTTCAGCACATCCTTGAGCAACTGAGCCGTTTCCGGTGTATTGCCATAGCCCATCCTGACCAGTTCCTTGTGCGCAGCTTTCAGCAAATCCAGACCACCCACAGTGGGGCTGGTTGGTATGCCAGCTACCACATCATTCCAGTCCACATCCACGGCATTGACTCCGCCACCTTCGGGGTATCTGATGCCTTGGCCTGGATGGCGCAGATAATCCCATGCCACCTGATAGATACTGTCTCGTCCCTTGCTCTGTGCCAACTGAGCCAGCTGTCGTTGGCGACCCATGTAGGCCTGTGCTATACCGCGTACCTGTCGTTTCCAACGTTGTTCAGGATCTACTGCGGCAGGTGCGCCACTCATGAAGTTGCTGCGTCTGGGCTCGTTGGTCTGATATTCATCCAGGTCCGGCTTGGATCGGTTGGGATCTAGGCGTTGTGCCATCGCTTCAAGCTCGCGTTGGTGACGCTCAAAGTCCAAGCCGCTGAGTCCTCGATTGTTTTCCTGATCCTGTTTTTTCAATTGATCCAATCGTTTGACCAAGGCCTCGCGACCCCATGGTCGTTTGCCTTCTGTGGTTGCTGATGGTTTTTTATTGCGGTCCTCAAAAAAATCAAATAGGTTCATATCATTATTTCTCTTCTATGTAATCAGCATCACTGTGTTGCTCAGTCTGTTTGCTGGCTGTGGCCGATCTATGATTGTACATGTCCACAGCCATTCTGGCATGATCCATGTGAGGAAATTTGGTAGGCAAGCTGCGTCCGGCGTGACGTACTTCATAACCGTCCTGATCGTTGCCGTGTATCTCACAGGTCCTGCCATCGGCCATTTCTATGGTCACTACTCGGGTTTCCAATCCATGTGCATTTGGTCGTTTGGCCAATATCTCGTTGTCCTTGTGCGCCTGCACGGTCTGTAGATAGTCGCGCAAGGACTTCTTGCCCAGTATTTCTTCCTGCATGGCACTTTCTTCGCACCCGCCCACGGCATATCCGCTCATGGGGTTTTTGGCGTCAGGATCTCCGCCCAAGATTTTCTGTGTGCGAGGGCGAAACAAGGCCGGCATCTGTGGCACGCTTTTTTGTTGCGGGTTGAGTCCATGACGAGCGGCGACCGGAGTGATACGGCCTTCCAGTACAGCCAATCGCTGTACTATGCTGTATATGTCATTGTTTGCCATATCATGCCCGGTTCTCTTTCAATGTGCTACGAAGTTGCCATGCAAACTTGTTTTGTTGGCTGAGACGTTCGGCCATAAAGTTTGCTATGTCTTGTTTGTTTTCATTGGTAGCAGCGGTAAAACATTGATTCAACAAATCAACTATGGTTTCGCTGTCGGCCAACAATTCTTCGATCATGAGTTGGGCACGTGGTACTTTGGTCTGTCCAGGTACTACGCTTAATTCTAACATGCGCTCAAGACTACCCGGCGCATATTCATCTAAACTTCTAATATATTCGGCTATGGGATCCACTGCTTCATAAGCATCTTCGTAGATCTTTTGGAAAAATTTATGGTACTGATAGAAATCGGGAGTTTCAACGTTCCAATGGAACGAATGAGACTTTAAGTAATAAGCAAATTGTGTTCCTAGCAGGGTCTTTAACAAATCAGCGAGCACGTTTGGTCTTTCCTTGTTTATACTGTTTCATCCAGTCCGGTGTGTTGGGCGTGGCGTCGTTAGAGTATTTAGTGCCACTAAAGAAACTGCCGCCAGATCTGGAAATGGTACCTCCCAAGGGCTGAACCACAGGTGCTATGGCGCCGCTCACTGTGCCGCCGTCTTCGTGTAGATTTACAAATTCATGCAATCGCATCTGTTATCCTTATGGTGTTGCTGTCAATCAGGTGTGCTGGACCATGATCCACACGTATGTTTTGTACTCGTAGACTGGCCAAATGTGGGGGCACCAGTTCATAACGTATGTGGTAGTCTCCGGGTTCGGCGTCAATCTGGAACATTTCTTCCAGATAGCTGTCATGCCAGATCCATTTGCGTTCGGCAAACAATTCGTTGTTCACATAGGCTCGATAGATCGGACTCGATCCAGACCAATCGCAATGTACATCTGCCAATAATCTAACAAAATGTCGTGTCATGCTGTATTTAGTCATGAACACAGTATCAGAAATCACTCAGCTGCTGGTCTGTTGCCGGTCGCGCCAGAAACGTTTACCAGCCCGGGTCTGATGTGTACTGGCCCGGATGTCGTTGCCCAGCTCTTGGGCATAGTTGTACATGAGCGTGGCTATACCCTGTCTGCGCAGTTCGGGACTCACATAGCTGTCATAACTTTCTAGATGATCACCTTTGACTTCAAAGTGTGCCCATCCGATGTTTCGGTCATTGGCATCAAACGCATACACACTGATGCCACTATTGTGACCCTGTGCGATCAGGTCGTATCCATTCTGATGTTTGAGTTGCTCCCAGTCAGTGCGCATGATCGCCTGGTTCACAGCTTCTGGGACGAATTCTTGAGCTCGCATGACCATGTCCTATAAAATGTTTGTTCGTTGCTTGATTATGTCGACCACTTGGTCACTGAGAACCACTTCGTAATGATTCAGTTGCACATCGATCAGTTCCATGTCCGGATGCTTTCGCATGCTGTTGATAGTGACCACGCCGTCGTTGGCTTCGGCCATAAAAGGACTTTGTCCCTGAAGTGTGACCACATTGCACCACGGATGCTGTATCTTGATCTTGTCTGCCTGTCGCATGGCCCACGACGTGGGTCCTATGTCGCGCATGAGTCTGCTGAAAGGTAGGAAAAACTTGGCAAAATCTGCCACTTCTGCACCACCATAGGGTGTGCTCAAGGTCACGGCACCCAGCACTTGCTCGGGTATGGCATTTGCAAGATGTAGAGCATATATGCCACCCAGGCTATGTGCCACAAAGAATATGTCACGTGTATGACCTATCTGATTGCGGATGGCCTGCAGATTGTTTTCAAATCCATTGCGGCTGTCATAGTTGATCATCATGTCGCGACCACCAACACGATCTCGAATGTAATTGAAACTTTCGCTGGTGGCCGATGCGCCGTGTATGTATACCAATATCATTTTTTCTTGCCCGATTTCATATTGGCACACCAATGATAC